CGCTTCCACCTGGCTCGGTTGGTGCCGATGGTGCTGTATATCAACGTGCCGTTATGCAAGAAGTTCGGGTTGAAGTTCTTCGATCCAGAGCGTTCGTGGATGCTGCATAGTCCGCATCTGAATGACCGATTGAATTGGTACGACACAGGAGCGGCCTTCTACGAGGACATTCACAGAAAGAAGAACGGATGTCGCGGTCGCAGGGTAGACATCCGTCCGCTGATGGAGCACTACCAGAAGGGTTCATGGCATCGTTCTAACATCAAGGAACAGGCCAAGTGGCTCGACACGCACCGCCAGCTATGGGAGCCGACACCGCAGATGCGCGGCATCAAGAAGATTGCGGTGTGCGCCATTGCCCGCAACGAGAACAGATATGCCGTGGAGTGGGTGGAACACTACAAGAAGATCGGCGTATCGAAAATCTTCATCTATGACAACTATTTCGGCAGCGAAACGCCGATTGCCCAGACATTACAGGACTATGTGAAGACGGGATTCGTAGAAATCACCGACGTTCACGACCGCAAGAACTGGCAGTTGCCTGCCTATACTGACTGTTACAAACGCCACGGCAACGACTATGCGTGGATAGGATTTCTCGACATGGATGAGTATCTGCGTTGTGAAGGTCGGAAAAAAATCGAGTCGATGTTTTCACCCTATCAGACAGGCGACGCGCTGCTCATCAACTGGCGGTTGTTTACGGACAACGGACTGGTACACTACGACGACCGGCCTCTGTCAGTGCGGTTCACCGAGGTAATGTCCACCGACCGACCCGTGAAATACAAGCGTCCCGAGAACGACCATGTGAAGTGTTTCGTGCGCGGTGGCTTGGGCGATGTGAAGTTCCCCAGCCCCCACCATCCTGAGCCGAAGCTGAAGTGTATCAACACCCGTGGTCAGAGTGTGCCCAACAGCGCGTTCTGTCCGTTCGACCACAGCGTTATGCGCTTGGACCATTATTGGACTAAGACCGCCGAGGAATGGATCAATACCAAGCTCGTGCGAGGTTTCGCCAGTGGCCATACCTACATTGAGAACTTCATGCGGGTGCAGGGCGACTATTTCTTCCGTGTGAATGAGCGCACGCCTGAAAAGGAGGCGATTGTCTGCGGTAAACCCGAAACGACAAAGTAACTGAAAAGAAAAAACGAGATATGAATTTATTCAGTAGAATGTTACCAACAGGCACGCTTCCAATCTTCAACCGAGAGATTGGAAAGCCTGCTCCCGGTGTCCCTGTGACCACCGACCCGAATGCCCCGAGCAATCAGCCTTCGGAAAACACGGGGTCGTATGAGGAGAAAGTGGTGCGTATCACCAATCCTAATATGTCGCTGATGGTTTCGGCGGTATATCGGGCGGTGGAGCTGAAGGCCAAGACCATCGGACAGATGGAAATGCAATACCAGCGCAGGAACCGCGAAGGTGGCAACTTCGTGCAGAGCATGTATGGCGATGGCCGAACGATGAACTGGCTGCTGCAAAAACGTGCCAACCCAATGATGACCGGCTCAGAGCTGTTCCAACAGATGTCGATTCACCGCGAGTTGTTGGGCAATGCGTTTGTCTATATCGAGCGCGACGGCATTGGCAATCCCAAGAACTTCTGGCTGGCTCTGTGCGGCGGTTACGATCCACTGACTGATTCGTACACCCTGACATACAATACGGACCGAGGTATGCGCTCGAAGTTCGAGGCACCTGCCGAGGATGTGATTCATTGGCGCAATACCTTCCGCCACTACGATAGTTTCATGGGTATTCCGACACACGTCTATGCCATCCAGACGCTTTCGATGATAGCCACGCAGAAGCAGTTGGCTCTCGAGACGGCTGCAAAGGGCGGTCGTATGAAGCTGTTATTAGGTGAAGAGAAACCATCCAACTCACAGGGAACTGTGGCTTATGGATTCTTCAACAAGGAACAGATGCAGAAGTATGCAGACGAGATCAACGACCGCATCTACGTGAAGGACGTGACAGCCTTGCGCGGTCTCGATAAGGTAATCAATATCTCAATGACGGCGCAGGATATGCAGATGATGGAGATGCTCGGCATTTCTCTGGATGACTGTGCTCGTTATTACGCCACGCCGCGCCCATTGTTGATGCTCGACACAAACAGCCATTACAACGACTACACCAACGCCACGATGGAGTACCTACAGCGCACCATCGCACCGTTGGCGCGTGAGCTCGAAGACCTGTTTGATACCAAGTTCCTCACACAGATGGACTTCGGTCAGCGTCGCTTCCACATGTGCGAACTGCCACTTCTCCGCATGGACCTCGAAAAGCAGGCCAAGGTGGATCAGTTGCACCTCCAGATGGGTTGGACGGTCAACGAAATCCGCAACCAATACGACATGCCGGCCATCGAGAAGGGTGACATCCCGTATGTATCAACCAACCTGGCAGAACTTGGTAGCGAAAAGCTATCAGGGGCCGTCACAGGAGGCAGGCCGCCGGTAAACCCAGAACCCAAAAATGAGTGATAATTAGTAACTGAATTTTGAAATATGGATGCAAAGAAAAGAGAAATCAGAACTTTTGACTGCCAGCTGTCCGTTAGAGAGGCGGAAGGCGGTCAGGCGGGCGACTCTCGCACCATCACCGGCACAGCCATCGTATTTAATGCTGAGTCGGAAATGCTTGATGACTGGGGCGAAAGATTCCGCGAAGTGATACTCCCTTCAGCAGCCACGATGGAGTTCCTGAACCGCTGCGACATCAAGATGAACATGTTGCACGACCGAGACCTGACCATTGCCCGCTGCAATAAGGGCGTAGGTAGTATGCGCCTGTCAGTTGATGAGCGCGGTGTGAACTTTGAATTTGAAGCACCAAACTGCGACCTCGGTGACCGCTGTCTTGAGATGGTTCGCCGTGGCGATTATAGCGGATGCAGCTTTGAGTTCATGCCAAAAGACTATGAGGTTGAACGCATCAAGGGTGCCGACGGCAAGGACGAGGTGAAGATCATCCACAAAGAGTTTGAGTTTATCTCAGCACTCACAATCGGTATGGACCCAGCATATCGTCAAACCACTGTAAACGCCCGTGAGATTGGTGTGCAGGAAACCGACGAGCAGAAGGCACAGCGTGAGGCGGATGAATCTGCCAAGCGTGCGCAACAGGAAAAAGAGGAGCGTGAGGAGGATGCCGCACGTGAGGCTGAGTACCGCCGTCGCGAACTGGAGATAGATCATCTTATTTATTAACTTAATATTTTACGATTATGACACAAAAGACAAAAGGCGAACTTCAGGTTCGCCACCGTGAGATTCAGGACCGCATGGCGGAAATGAATGAGAAGGCTTTCAACGAGAAGCGTGAGTTCACTGCCGAGGAGAAGACCGAGTGGGCAAAGCTCTCTCAGGAGGCCGAGTGGGTTCGTGAGCAGATCAAGGACATGGCCACTGGCGCTGAACTGGCCAAGATTCGTGAGCACGAAGACAAGAACGCCAAGCTGCGCGAGTTGCTGAAGGACAACGGCCAGAAGCGTGAGATTCTGTTGTGGCCTGCCACTGAGGGCAGCACCAGCAACATCACCGCTTCAGGTGCTATCAACCTCTCTATCCACGAGTTGATCCCAACTCTCCACGAAGGTCTCGACCTTCCCGACACCCTGCGTGTTGTGACTGGCGTGACAGGTAACGAGATTTGGCCCGTGAACACAGACGACGTGGAGATGGAGGAGGTAGGTGAGGTGACAGCTCTCAACGACCAGGTTGTGAACTTCGCCAACATCACTCCTTCTCAGAAGCGTGTTGGTCTGAAGGTGCCCGTGTCTAACATGGCCATCGACGACGCTGCATTCGACCTGATGGCGTTCGTTCAGACCAAGTTCACCTTGGCTCTGCGCAAGTATCTGGCTAAGAAGGTTTACTCTCAGGCTGCTTGGACTGGTAACAAGGGCCCATTCTCTGGTCTGACTCCAAAGGGCACTATCAACCTTGGCAATAACGCCTACAAGAGCATTCTGAAGGCCGTTGCTGAGTTCTCTGACAAGGGCTTCTACGAGGGTAACGTGACGCTGATTATGGACCGCGCTACCGAGGCTGAGCTGAAGGCAACTCCGAAGATTGCAGGTGCTGCTGGTGGATTCGTTATCGAGAACGGTCTGTGCGCTGGTTATCCCTACGTGCTGACTCACTACATCAACACCGAGCTGAGCGGCAACAACCTCGTTGCTACAGCTACCAAGAGCATCGGTATCGGTTACTTCGAGTGGTTTGCACTCCAGCAGCATGGTGATGTTCGCTTCGTGATTGATCCAATCACACTGGCCGACAAGAACGTAACCCGCCTGATCCTGAACACCGCTTGGTCTATGACCGACCTCTCTGTTTACATCAACGGCGGTACTCCCGTCAGCGATGGCCACGGTGGTTACACCTATCCCACTCAGGCATTTGCCCTGTACACCGTCGAGAGTGGTGACATCTCGAACAGCGACATTTAAATCTCTCTCTCCTTCTATGTCATAGTGACTGCCGACGGGCTCTCCGATGCACGAGCAAAGGCTGTCAGTCCGTCGGTTTTTTGAAGGCTAAATAAGAAAATGAATCGATTCACAGTTACACTGAAAAGATGAGTCTTGCCACTGACACCATATTCATCCAGGCAATCCAAAGCAATGAGTTGCTGATGAGTGCCATTTCCGAAGGAAGTGAGCATCCGCGTCTTTATGGCACAGCAATCCCCATGCCAGAGGAAGAAGCAGATAACACGGACGTACCCTACATCATCGTGACTTTCGACGGTCTCACCAACGAGAATACCGACAAGGACAATCCCTACGAGGGCGATGAGGACCGCGTGAACATCAGCGTTGAGGTGACAGCCACAAACCTTACACAGCTGCATCAGCTGACACAGACGGTGCGCGACACCATCTGTCAGTATATGACGGAGAACATCACCGATGTGGATGATTACCTGTTCACCGCAGGTGGCATCCAATACGACTCTGATAAACCGTGTTATTGGCAGGTCTTATCTTATCAGTGTGACACAAAACGAGATATCGAATATGAAGATTAAAGGCCAGAACTTTCGACTCCTGAAGGGCGGTGTGGCTTTCTCTGAAGCCACCAACTGCTCGATCACGTTGCAAGGCAACGCCGAAGCCACTGACACGAAAGACATTGAAGGTCTCTACTCAGACCAGACAGTCGTTTCAACTCAGTGGAATGCTCAGGTCGATACTTACCAAGGAACAGCCGCAGAACTGAGAGCCATCATCACGCTCTTCAACGCTGCTGCTGCTGTCGGCATTGGTTGGGACCAGACCGCAGGTTCTCAGAACCGTACCGCACAAAACGCTTCGTTCAAGCGTAGCGGTCAGGCACTTTTGAACGATTTCACCATGACCTTCAACGACCGCGAGACAGTCCAGGTTTCTATGCAGTGGGCTGGAACGGGCCAATTAAGCTGATACGATACGATTATGCAGAAAGGACAATACATTCGTTTATTGCTGGCTACGACATCCGATCCTACGACCGTGATT